GTTTTCTTGGTGGTTGCTTTCTTGGTTCCACTACTGTTGTTGTTACTGTCTTTTTCTTTGGTGCTGCTAAAACTAAATTTGTTACGTTTAAGAGTTCATCAGATTGTACAATGCCGGTCGCTTCTAGCATATAAGCATGATCGTGATTAGGATTTATGTATAGGTTGAAACATGGTCTATCTTCTGATGATAAGTTCACCACCTTACTGTGAACTTTATCTTTCAGAATTATTGTTATATCCAATTGTTGCATTTGTTGTTTCAATAGTTCCCAATCATATATTGCATTAACAATATCATAGCCTATACTTTTAAAGAGTGAGAATACACAATAATTTTCTTGGGTTATGTATTGCACAATTCTGAGATTTTCATTTAGAGTTTCATTGCAGTTTCTTTTGTCTGTTTGTTTGTTTTCTACGCCTGGTAATATTTTTTTCATAGCTATTGTTACTACACTAATTAGCTAGAATAGTGTAGGTTGAGAAACACTCCTAAAAAAAGTAAGCCCTTGTATATTGTTTCATTTTACAAGTTGATCACTACTTTTTATTTGCTTTCTGGCCAGTTAACTATTATGCCTCACTGATCATATGCAAATTAACCATAAAGTCATGGTTAGGATTTTTCAACTTGCGGATGTTTTCGAAAATAACATTTAGATCATTGAGTGCTTTGCTCAAAATGACATAAAAATCGGAATAAGATATTTTGTTGGAGTTGATGTATTGGTCTAAGTGGGCTGGACTGTAATTTGGTGGATTGAAAAAAGTCTTATTGATTCTAATTCTAGTGTCCCCATGCTTGTGGAGAACATCGTTCATTTCCTTTATAGTCATTTCCATTGTGTTTTGTTTGTAGACTTGATACAACACATCTCCTATCAACGGCACATCATTGTTAACATGCAAATCCGCAATAACGAGAGCATATAGAAATCTTGTTAAATTAACAGGTGATATTTCTTTAATTTTTAAAAAAGACAGGTATTTTTGTTGGAACCGCTCTATGTTACGAGCTAATATTATTTTGAAACCATCATATAGAACAAATTTTTGACAAAATTGTGGCCTAATTTTAGTATTATTGAAATTTAAGACTTCAACCTTAATTTCTTGCCCAAACTTTAAAAAGCTATTAGCCAGATCGTCAGGTGTGAAATTCATTGCACTTTTTTCTATAAACAGTAAACAATCATCACCATCATTGTAAATTGCCCAATTTTCATCTCGAATCTTGAATTTCTTCATGACTGCTGTGACGAAATGTGACATTAACAAAGAGTTTCCCAGTGATGTGTTCCAATCCCCACTCATGCGGTTACCTTTAATTTTAAAATTAACGGTTCCGTCTGGGCAGAAAAATTTTATGCTGTTATATATTTGTCTTTGGTAGTATTTATCTAATATGTTTCCGTAATTAGTGCAGGCTCTAGCTATTTTGGTGTAACATGAATATTCTACTTTTGATACAGCAGTGTTAACATGTGCATCAAAGGCAGAACCATCTAGTCCTAAAATAACCGGATTTTAAATTTCTTTAATATCTTAAGTATATTATCTGCTCGTTCAGGCTCATTGTGTGTTTTGGCGAATTCCGGTAAATCTGCATGTTTGTTTAACAATCCATGTGAGTGAAACAATTGGTCTTCTATGTAATGTCCTAATGGCCCGCAAACCCCCATGTAACCATCCCCTCTAGCGCAGATCGCTCTAGGTTTCTGTTCTGTGTTTTCTGACGGTTTGTTGTCTTTAGGTTTTACTAATTCATCTTTATTAAATGCCTTAAGTTTCGCGTTGACTTTGAATCCACTACCCTGTTCTTTCAAAAAGGCTAGCAAATACCTGATCATCTTGGCACCTTTAAATATTTTTTTAATTGTTTCTGGTTGTTCATGCAGGTACAAATACACACCGTTGTTTTTGAGCATGTTGATAATTTTGTCAGTTGTGATACACATAATCCTTTTGAAAATTTTGAATTCTTCACTTCTTACTTCTGCATCTGGTACAGGCATAAGCATAGGCTTGGCTATGCAGTGAGTTACATTGTTTATGCAAGTAGTGTAAGTTTTATACATTGTGATGCTGAAGAATCCTAAATTGGCCGAAATAAAAGGTTGGTTCCTGTGATAGTTTGTGTTGCTGTGTGAGATTTTTATTTTTGTTTTGTGGAGTCGGAGACCATTAAGAGGGTGCTTTGTGAGCAGTTTCCTTCTCTTAATGAGCCTCCAATCGTAAAATCCTTATTCTCAAAATCAGTATGTTCTATGACCTGACTCACATTATTCATATGGGAAACCTGGTCTTTGAATAACAGTGTCATAGTGTTAATGGTGCTTGTTTTAGCGTAGTTTCTTTTTGTTGCTGCTGATCCATTGCTGCTGGTTAAAATGGTTGTTCCATAAATTCTTACTGCTACATTTAACAAAGTGTTGTAACTAACTTCTTTGAGCTTCCTACCAATGACTGTAGGATTATATTTATCGTGATTATTAAAATTAGTGTTAAACTTCTTGCCTAATGGATT